CGAAACATCCTTTGACTTTTTCACAGAGAGTAGAAATACAAATACAGCAGTAGGAACAACAAGAAATACTGCACTACTTGCCGTTCTTACAACATTCGCTGTAGCAACAAATACTGCAAGAAACACTAATACAGCTAGAAATACAGGATATAATACTACTAGATTAACAGCACTACCAGTTGCATCTACAAATACATCTAGAGGAACAACTACAAGTTATGGTACAGCGTTACCGAATATTACTACTGCATTTACGAATCTAACAAACTATACTGTTAATACATCATTTACTAACGCTACTACAACTTCGAGAATGACACAATTTGCCGTAAATACAAACACCGCAGTAAATACTAATACCTCGGTAAGTACAGGATTTACTAACGCTACTACTACTTGTAGAACAACAACATTTGCTGCAAATACAAATACAGCAGTAGCTACAAATACATCAGTAAGTACAGGATTTACAAATAGTACAAATACAAGTGTAGCTACAACATTCGCTGCAAATACTGCATTTGTAACAACATTCGCGGCAAATACAAATACAAGTGTAAGCACAAGTAGAAGTACAAATACTTCTAGACAAACAGCATTGCCTAATGTTAATACTGCATTTATAACAACATTTGCTGCAAATACAAATACAAGTGTAAGTACAACAAGAAATACAACTACTTCTGTGTCAACTGTTACAAACTTTGTAGGAGCAACCTCTTTTATAACAACATTTGGTGTAAATACAAATACATCATTAGGTACCACTACTTCAAAAACTACTGTAAGTACGTTCGGAGTAAACACAAATACATCATTAGGTACTACTACTTCAAGAAATACTCAAACAACATTTGGTGTAAATACAAATACATCATTAGGTACCACTACTTCAAGAAGTACTCAAACAACATTTGCAGCTAATACCTCTTTTGTAACAACATTCGCTGTAAATACAGCTACTAGTAGAACAACTACATTTGAAACAGCTTTCCAAACTTCAAGAGCAAGTTCTAGAAATACTGGAACATCTAGAAGTACAACTACTGTATTTGAAACAAATAGAACAACTACATTTAATACAAGTAAGTCAACACTTACAAGTAGAGCAACTGTTACTACATTTAATACACAAAGAACTACAGAAACAAGTAGAGATACGGTATCTACTTTTAACACAACAAAAAGTACAGAGACAGTTAGAAGTACAACAACAACATATAATACAACAATTACAACTACAACAGGTTTTGGTACTACAACAACATTTAATACAACTATTACCACAACCTTTAATACCACGGTCACAACAACTACAACATTTAATACAAGTAAGTCAACACTTACAACAATTACAACAGACCATTTAACGACGATTCAAACTTTAACACAAACGTCGATATTTGAAAGATTAACCGCCAGCTCAGCTGGAACCTTATTTGACACTGAAGTTACAAGTGATGCAGATTATGGATTCTCCTTCTGGGATGGCTCAAAATGGAGTGAGACATAATGTCAATACAAGATACAAAAGTTCCTTTAAATGAACGAACTAAGGTCGATACAGATTATTTAAATAAAAAAATGGAAAGCATGATGAGTGCTTTCTTTGAAAGTATCGGTGAATACGAGGAAAGAGTAAAAAACTTAGAAAAAATAATATTTGAGTTAAAACAAAATGGCAGTTAAATCTAAAAATCCAATAGATGCCATGACTATTAACGAAAGCCTTGGAGATATTCCTACTCATGTAATGAAGTCAGGTTCGTGTTTTAGACCTAAAGAGGATTTAAACCGACTAGCAGAGTTTAAGAAGAGAATAATTCCTAGAGATTATAGAGGATTGCCTTTTGAGTATGACCTTTGGTTTAATACTAATGAAAGGTACTCTATTAGAAGCTGGTTATATACAGATTTTTTAGGAAATGGGATTTATATTAGAGTTAATTCCATATTAATAAATAACAATCTACTACATTCAATTGCTCTTAGAGAGAAAGAGATTGATTGGGATAGAATAGAAAAAATAAGAGAAAATCTACATAATAAATATACTTTGCAAACTCCACAAGAGTTTCCTGAAAAAGTTATTTTCCCGCCAGGAAGCAACTTAATGAATAAAAACGTTGTATCTTGGAGAAGAATGAAAGACCATGTAGATAGAGGATTTAAAGTAAAACCACATCCAATAACAGCACATCTTTGGAGAGCAAAATTAAAGATGGAACTAGGAGAAGAAAATGTCCTAGGACACAAGGAAGGTGGTTTTGAAGTATTACTTAACTGCAAAGAAGCTGCAGTATGCCCTAACAGTGAAATGGGTATTATAGCATTATTATTAGATAAACAATTAAGTTTAGTTTCAACGCCATATAGCGCAAGAGAAAAACAACCTCTTACCTATGAAGCGGTATATCATGCAATATCACAACCAGATGTACGAAACTCAACAGAAGCTTTACTTAAAATATTATCAAGCAAGAGGTCAGGAATGATATTTGACTTCGATGAAGATGCAGAAGAAAGAATGTATCTTTACCAGGAAAACTTTTGGGATTATAAAACAAAATGATAGAAATATTACTTAGATACCACCCTAAATACTCAATGTTTACGTTTGCCTCTTTGTTGGATAAAACAGAGAAGTTTCGTTTGCATGTATTTATGAATGACAACGACTACGACCAAGATGTTGCAGATTGGCTCATACAGAGTTTTGATAACGTACAAGTATATCAAGCTCCTTACGATACCCATGTAGCTGCAAAACAGATTTTACAGTTTAAAAGACATTGGATGGGTAAAGGTAAAATAAACAAAATTGTACAAAGCTATACACGCGCACCTATATTTACAAAAGAACTTATAGGAAATCAACTACCACCTAATTCTTGGTTTAAAAAGTTAGTTGCAACAACTTCTAGAAATACTTTTCATAATCATGGTATTTTTAAAACTTACTATAGTATACTGGGTCAGATTGGTGGATATAAAGTAGACACTTCTTTCTTAATATGGAACTGGAATGAGTTAGAAAACATGACAGAATCTGAACTATTTATGAAAGATGGCACTCCTCCTATTCAAAAATATAAATGGGAACATGATCTTGATGCTTACATAAATCATGCAAGAGATGAACAAATAACAACTTACTTTAAAACTATAGAAACAAGTAAGATGCCTATTTATATGCACGGCAAAGTAGACCCTTTAATAGAATTAGATGCTCTTGGAGCGATGGATTGTATTAATTATAATATTATGTTAAGAAAAGCATATAACTTAGATATACCAAGTTACTTATTAGAAAGAGATTACTATGAGTGTAGAACAGGTTTACAATTAAGTATACCTTGGGATTTATACACTCCACTAATGGAAAAGATTCCAGCTAGATTTAAAGACGGAAGATTAAATGAAAAGATTTTAATTAAGTCGAATAAACAAAAAGCTGCTGCTGGTAAATTAATTACAGCAGGATTTTCATTGGGTAAGGTCTAGTTGCTCGTCTTTTAAGTCAGATAAGATTTTCCAATCTAACTTCCCTTCTTTATACCATTTCCATACCCAACCCTTTTCATGAGGGTTGTGTGGATTTACGCTCGCACTATTAAAAGGGATATGCCAACTAGAGGGCTGATTGCCTCCAGAGAATATTGGTAATTTCTTTGAAAAGAAATCGAATCCAATCAATGTAATATTTTCACATTTGAGTTTTGTGAGAAAATATAAAATACCGAGAAATCCAGCAGAAGGCCTTGCACCTTTTGTGGCTTTATTAGACTCCGCCCCTATCTGAGCAAAAATCTTTAAAAGTTCTTCATCGGAAAACATAATCGTATAATCATCAAACGGCAGGTCTAGGTCTGGCTCTACATTCAAGTGGATTCTACTACGATTAAATAGAATCTCCGCATTTGGAAAATGATGCCAATAATTTTTTCTTAACCAACCTGTGACCCAAAAATCTGTTTTTGACCCTACGGATTTTGAAATATCTTTTCTAGGTACTCCTTGGCCAAAGCGAACAACATGGTCAAAACTATCTATGTACTCTCCATAATTATGTTGCAATATTTCTACAGAGTTTCCTACTAATATTACTGAATCTTTTTGTATATCTCTTGCCATTCTTGGGAGTACTCCTCGTTGTCGTTTATACCATGCCACGGTCCACCATCTGTAAAGTGAACTGCTTTTGGATTTTTAAATTGATAATAATTTATCATTGCGTTATATTCAGCAGGCAAACTTCCAATACCATCTGCCCAAAGCATCTCATGTAAAAAACCCGCATCTGCTCGGTTTACAAGCTCTTTAGTAAGCTCTTTACAATGGGCGTTATTGAATAACATTAAAGATGACCAATACTTTTTAGGATAGTCTAAGTTTAGTTTGCCATTCATTTTTGTATTTGGAGGTATGAAGTCGGGATGTTTTACACAGTAAACACCTAGTCTATTATCCATCCATTCTATATCCATGAAATCAAATAATTCAGCAGGGTCACATCTCCACATAAAATCACTATCACAAAATAAAGCATATCCTTCATACTTAGAAAGATAAGGTACTAGAAACCGAGTGAAAGCAAACTCTGTACTTTCATTTTGAAACGGTCTCCAGTATACTCCTTTTTCTTCTAATTCACTACGTATTAATGGTTTGATAACATGGCTACGATTGTATCTTAAAATACTTTCCTTACATACTTCGTATGCTTCAGGTTGTTCTGAATCGTAGCCAATATAAATTACCATATTAATCCTCTTTTAGTTGAGACCCTAAGTCGTTTATATAGGCTTGTCTAGCCGTTTTTAACGCAGCTAGTTGTTGCTCTGTTTCAGCGATTTTTGTATCACAATAGTTCATTGCAACTACTATTAACTTTTGGTCTTTAGTAAACTCATCAGTGTCGTAATCAACACCATCTATACTTATCATTTCTTGTATTTGCATTATTTAAATACATCCTGCCAATTGCCTTGTGTACTAGCCTTAGCATACTCAGTAGCACGGTTTTCAAAAAAGTTGGTATGCTCAACTGCATTAATTTGCATATCAATCCAAGGAAGTGGATTAACTGTACTATGGAATATTGCTTTCATACCAAGACCTAATAATCGTCTATCGGCGATGTATCTTATGTATTCTTTCACTTCTTTTGCTGTTAAATCTTTGATATCTGCTTTATCAAAACAAACATCAATAAACTTATCTTCTAATTCAACAACGCGCTCTGCTGCACAATATATCTCATATTTTAGTTTATCTGTCCATATTTCTGGATTTTCTGCGATAAAGGTTCTAAAGAGTTTTGATAGCCCTTCAACGTGAAGTGACTCGTCTCTTATAGACCATGTTACTATCTGCCCCATACCTTTCATAAGGTTATGTCTAGGATAGTTTAGAAGTATAGCAAAACTACTGAATAGTTGTACTCCTTCTGTGAATCCACTGTAGACTGCCATTGTTTTTGCAATCTCGTGTGGATTATCCATATTGAAGTCAGTTAGATACTCATGTTTTTCTGACATAGCTTGTATATCAAAAAACTCTTGGTACATATC